TAATGCTAGTTGCATTTATCTGAGTCGCATTGTTCCAAATAACATGACCATCGGTTGGATTGCCAGTAGTTATCGTGGTCTTGGCTCGATAATTCCAAGCGGTTGTCGAAGATCCAGATGCTCCAGTCGCTCCAGTTGCTCCAGTAGCACCCGTAGCACCCGTAGCACCCGTAGCACCCGTAGCACCCGTAGCACCCGTAGCACCCGTAGCTCCTGTGGCTCCGGCTGGGCCGCGTGCGGTCACAACAGTAACAGCCGCCTCTTGGGCGCCTGCGGTCACAACTGTAACAGTTGATTCTTGTCCCGCCTGAGTGACGATCACTTCTCCAACTGCTCCTGATTGCGTCACGTTCATAATGGAGTGATCGTTTTTCCTAGGTTAAGATAAAAAACATCCGTAATGTCTCGCCCGGCGTTGTTTGTGACGATGATGTCAATGTCATAAACTCCAGCGATTAAATCATCAGTTGCTTGGACGATTTTAACTTTTCCAGCCACGATCGTGCAGGTCAAAATGATTGGATCGCAAGTGCCTTTCAAGCGCATGGCCGAGGTTGCGGTATAGGTTCCGTCCAGCGTGATTGGCACGCCGGCCTCGTCGATAAACTCGGCGGTGATGTCCAAGTTTTGACCCCGCTTCAGATAGATCGTGTCTGCCATGGGTTATACTCCTGCGTGTATGTCTAGAATCAGTGTGATTGGTGCAGTTGCACCGGTGAATGTCACGGAATCGCCTGTAAATGGATGAGCGCCACCCTGCGATGATTGCAAGTGGATGAATGGTGCTGCAATAGTCAGCAAGTTGGTTCCTTCGCCAATCGCTACGGAGCCGCTGGTCGATGCAGAGCGAATCAGCATCGAATGCAGCTTCGTCATGGTAGGCAGTGCGATTCCTTCGTTGTCGGTCGCGTTCCATGCCGTGCCGTCAAATTTGTAAGCTCGGGTTGTCCCGACTCCTGCGGTTGTATTTGCAGAGGTTGATGCGGTCGTGATCCCTACGCATGTTCCGTTGGCATGTGCCATGTTCAGAGTGGCATCGTTTGGTGCGTTGTTGATGGCGCTGGTCGTCAGCGAGTAGGTCGCACCAGAGCCGCCTACGGTGTAATGCGCGGTAATCGCTGCGGTGGCGTTCAAAGCTGCTCGGACCTTTGTAGCTACTAGGCTGGCGGTGTTGTCCGTCAAAAGTAGCGGAACTGGTATCAGTAAAGGTGATCCGGTGACAAGTGCAGATGTAACAGTGACGTTCAAGTCGCCTGCTGTGGTCGCGCCCGCGGCCGCCACGATCGTTGCAGTCTCGACTTGGGCAGTTCCTGCTGCCGTGCCAGTAACTGCTCCGGTGGCAGTGTTTAGGGTCAGCACGCCAGCGGGTTGAATGATCATTCCCATCGAATAGGCGACAGTCGGCGCGTTCGTGTAAATCAAAGATGCAAGGGACGTCCCAATTGTTTGAGAACCAGAAACATTTATTGCGCCAGGGTCAGCGGTAGCAATCATGCCGTAACGAACTTCTGTGCCGGAAAGAGTCATGGATTAACGTTTTCCGTTAGGTGGCGAAAGTCAAATTTGATCAAGAGAATTCGAGCGTCACGGTTGTCGATCCTGTCCAACCTCCTCCAGAATAGGCATTCGCATCAGCGATAGAGTCTGTCATAGCTTGTGTAAATAACGCAGATTCATTAGCCCAAGGATCTTGCCACGGTAGTCTATAAACTCCTACAGAATAAGGTCCCTCGTAATTTACCCCCGCGCTTGTATAATAATATATAAATACAGAGTTTTCATCATTATCTGGGCCTCTCCCACCAGAAACTGGATGTCCTCCGAGTCCATTGAAAAATGGCAAAGTTGTAATTACGGCTGGATATCCATTTTCAAAAATATCTTCTGTTTCGGTATATGCTTCAAACCATTCAGATTCTACTGAGTCTCTCCCGTAGAAAGTTGTTTTAAATTCTCCAATTTTAACTGGATCTGGAATACTGCCTGCTACAAGATAAAATCTCCAGAAATAATTAATGTCTTGTTGAACATAAAATTCGGATTCGTCGTTGGGACTTCCTCCTCCACCCGCCACTCCTGTCTGCCCGATAGTGTCAATGACTGGTAATTTTTCGCCGTACACTCTTGTCCACGCAGGCAACAGGGAATAATTCACATTGGTAATATTTTTTCGTGCTGTTAGCGCCTCACCTGCTACTTCTCTGCCATCAAACTCCATGTTATAAGAACCAGAAAGACGGATGGATGATAATCTATGGGGATGATTATTTACATAAGTATCCACAAAAGACTTTTTTGCATCCTTTACTGACGCAAAATTATTAGCGTAAATACTTGGTAGTAAACTCATAATAACCTGACTGCCCAGACCGAATTAAATCCACCTCCGACCACAACTGATATCGGTCCGTATGTATATTGCGCAGTGTCATCTCCATCGAGGCTCACTGTTCCATCTAAAATCGTAACTTTAGCAATCGTGAGATGGTAATCTGTGGTCGTATCAGCTGGAACGGTAGTCAAAACCCATTCGACGGTTGAGCTGGTAATGGCTCCAGTCGTCGAGTTAATGATGACTTTGGCGAACAGATACCAAACTCCATCTTCTGGGTCGACTTCTTCTATCGAATCAATGCTTACCTTGCCAAGCAAGCCAGGTGTTGATTTGAGTAATCCACCGCTGGCACTTACTTCAAAGGGGTAAGGTCTCCTGCGGCCGCCTTTTGCAGTCGCTCCCACAATTTTCCTGTCGCGCAGCTCTTGCAATGTCTTATTGACTCCACGCGCCCAGCCTATCAACCCTCCTACCGTGGATGGCCGCTTCGGTATCGTGATGCTGCCTTGTAGCCTGAATTTCATTAGTAATCGTAAAGGAACTGGTTTTTTGCGTTGTCTTGAATCAATCGAAAATCAAGTGTTTTGATAAATCGATCTGGTCCAGATTGGCTTTGGCTTGGTGAAGCAAGCATCCATGTCCATCCAACACCGGGTGTTTCTGGCTCTCCAGGAGGATTAGAAACGATCTTGCCAAGCGAGTTGAGCTGTGCAGGCGTAAATCCTTTTTCTGATTCAGTATGGTAGCTGTATGTCCAGCCGCCTCTGTCCCATGTCTGGTCGCCTTCAGCTATGATATTGGCAAAGTCAATCGCATCGCCCACAATCAGGTCAGAAAGCGTATCGTTTGCAAATAAGCTGCCATCTTCCTGCACGATTTTTATTTTTTTCTCTTCGCCATCCCATACATATTCGCCGCTGAGAAGATAGCCAAGCACGGTTTTTGCTGTTTGCGGTAAATCAATCCACTTCGGATGCGAAGAAAAGGGTTCAGATATAAGCTGCCCAGTAAGCGTGCTTGTCGCTTGTTCTTCTTCAGTTCCACTCGAACCTGGTCCGACAAACTGATACCCGGTAAAGGTGCATTTAAGAATTGAAAAACCATCTCCCCGATCTGTCGGTTCAAAAGTTTTTATTGTTAAAGAACGATAATTTGTCGGAACTTGGGGAAAAATAGTTTCCCATCTAGTGCCGCGGTTGAAAGTTGCTAGGGTTGAGGTCGAAAGATCTGAGTTGCGTATCAAGACATCCTGAGACGCCTCGATGCCTCCGTTCTCCGTGTAATTAACTGAGAAGCCAGGTTGCGGCACCCATTTAAGTGAAGAGCTTAAAAACTGTTTAATTGCCATGGCTTAGGGTTGTGGTGAAAGTTTTCTGTCGATGCTGCTGAGGATTTTAACTACATTGTTTCCACCCATCGTGCTTGATGATTCATCCCGTCCGGGACCTAAGTATCTTGATGGGGTTGGATTTTGGGCGGCGTTGGTCAAGGGGCGAAGGGTTTCAACCAAAGCTTCAATTTCTTTTCTTACTGCATCTCCTTTGTTTTCTTTAAAAGCATCACTAATTTTCCCACCTTTTCGCCATTCTTCAGACCCTATTTTTCTGAGGGGGTTATAATCTTCCAACATCTGCCAAAATGATTGAGCGAATTCTCGACCTACTGCTTTTATGCCGATTTTTATGCCTCCACCAATAGCTGTTCCAATTAGCTCGCCAATACTTACAAGTCGCGTCATATCTCCACTGACTGCTTCCTCAATTGTTTTTCCGATCGTTTGACCTAATTCCGCAAATTTAGCCATAAGTTGAGGCAGCTTGGTGCTTGCCGCATCCAACGCGATTTTCAATCCGTCATTGAAGCCGGTTCCGAACGCAACTTTGAGTTCTGTTACTGCTGCTCCAAATTGGTTGATCTTGGCGTTTGTTCCAGAACTTCCCTTGTCGATTGCGCGGAAAAACCTGCCTCCTTGACTTGTAGCATTTACAAAAGCTTGTTTGACCATGGCAACGGAAATTGCTCCATCTTCCATGTCTTTTTTTAAGTCTTTCATTGATCGACCAGTATCTCGTGAAATCTGTTCAAGCGGGTTAAATCCAGCGTTGACGAATTGCAAAACCTCCTGACCCATAAGTCTGCCCGCCGCAGTAGTTTGGGAAAAAGCAAGTGCAAGGCTTTCAAATCTGTCAGAATTACCCATGGACACATCACCAAGCATTCTGAGAGTCGGCATGATGTCTTGAACTGATCCGCCAAAAGCCAAAATTGTTTTGGCTGCTTTTGAATAATCTTCAAGATTCAAAGCAGATTTTTTTTCCTCTTCACGGAATTGCTTAATAAGGCTTTTTGCTGTTTCAAAGCTACCTGTCAAAACTTCAAGTTGAATGGTTAAGTCCTCTACGGATGCAGCTGCTGAAGATGATCCTTTAACAAAAGACATTAACCCAGATACCAATGCTCCGGTTCCAAGTAGTGCAGTCAGAGCTGCAAAAGGTGAAAGCAGGCTTTTGCCAACCTTCATCGCCACGCCACCTAGTGACTTAAATCCTGATTGCACACGAGCAAGTCCGCGCTCTACGGCGGCACCTGCAAATTTAAGGGTAAAAGTGGTGCTAATAGCCATGATGTTTTAAAAGTTAAATTTTGGTTTTGGTCGTCTTGCTATTGCAGCAAGTTTGGCTGTGATGTCATCGGAAACCTTGCCGCGCTGCTCAATGCCTTCGATCTCACGGCCACCCTCGATCCAAGCGCAGGACATGAGCTGGTTGACGAATGCTGCTGGGAGTTCATAAAGGAGTTGATCGCTGGTTAGGTTGGATTTTCCGAGGGTGTAGATGATTACTGCTTCCGCGCACGGGTCGCAGGCTTGCGCTTTTTTGATGCCTGCGCCGGGGCTTTTTTTGGCACGGTCATCGAGGAGAAGTAGTTCTCAATCTCCTTGCTTGCATGCGTCCAGAGCGCCACTAGAGACTTGCTTGTGGATTCCATGAGGAAAGTTGTCACTCGTGCCTTTGCCTGCGCTCCTTTGACGTTCTGAAGGCTCTTAGGATCGGTGGTGAAAGCGAAGCAGATTTCTGCCAGGCTGTAATCATCGACATTGCCTTTTTGAGTCATCAATGGATTTTTGCGCTCAGTGAGCCAATGAATATGTCCATAGGTGCATGGATAGACCTTGTGGCTGGCCACGGTCTGCGGTGTTGCGTATGCGGGTGCTGATTTCATAGGTAGGAAAGTAGTTGAAGCTGTTTTTTCTTTGGCAGCTTGCCGTCGAGCATCACAATGGACGGACCGGCGTTGACGACAGTTTTTGGAATGGAGTTTTTCGCCCAATCAATCGCGGCCCAGCGGTTCACGATGTAGCAGCAGATGTAAGTGAGAGGCGATTCTGGCAGCTCGTGTTCCAAAGCTGAGACACGATCTAAATCCTTGCGGATGCTGTCTCGTGAAATGCTGAGGAAAGATGCTGCTTTTTCGACCCAATCAGGCTTTGATTTTGCTCCTCGTGAATGATCGATAAAGTCCATGATAAGCATGAACGGATGCGTTGGGAACTCACGTCGGAAAGCATCTTTGTGAGTCCATGCTTTATTGATCTCTTTCGTCTCATATTGCCCACATTCCGAGAATGAGTTCAGACGAAAAGAAAGGTAATCATGCCCATCGTCGCACTGAATAACTTCGGAAGGCTCAGGAAAACACGGCGAAATGCCGATGGTCATGCACGCCGCAAAAAAATTGATGTCACCCGTTCGATGGGTGGATAGGTTGGCTGTCATATTTCATAGGGTGAGGCGTTAAGTCAAGCTGACTGGTGCGTTCGTCACAACTTCTGGGTGGAAGATCGCGGAGCAATCGCCTGTCTCAAAATCGCTGTTGACGCGCTTTAAACTGGCTGCATAGACGACCACGCCAGCATTGCCAACTGCGGTTCCAAAAATGCCTTTTGAATTAAGTGCCAGAGTATCAGCTGAACTGTTTGCAAGAGTAAGAACTGATGCAATAGCTGGAGTAAATCCTGACGTCTTAGTTGTAACAACACCGGAAAGTTTGATGTCGGTCCGCGGATCGGAAAGCGTAAATCCTACTGTGGAACTGATGTGGTTCTTAATATCAACTTTGTCAGATTGGTAATCGTAGGTGATTTCACCAAGAAAAACTCCAGTTGCTGAAGATTCATCGACGGTTCCAAAACGGGCGAGGGAAAAGTTGCGTGCGGCCATGAATGAAGATTCTTGCCAAGTGTGGCGAAAGTCAAATTGTGCAAGATATGGCTGTCACCTTCCAAGTCGTTACACGGTATCCATCTGCCTCGGTCGTTTCGGGTGAGTTGGCAAGTAACTGAAAAACACGGATTCCAATTTGTCCGTCCATCCACGCTTCTGCCTGGTCCGATTCGATATATTCGGCAAGCGCGTTCCGTAACGCATCATGCGCGGCCTTGCTGGTCGCTTGCTGTGCATCTTCGCCAGGCGTGGTGACGAGCTTGGTTTCCCATTCTATCTTGTAAATATTGCCATCTTGCACGCCGCCTGATTCGAATCGAGATACGTTGTCTCCATCGATGTAGATCCCGGGGTATGCTTTTGTATCTTCAGTGTCGCGCATAGCCACCGGCAAGGTGGTTCCTCGTTGAATCCAGCGTTTCCATGCGTCGAGTAGTTTGTCAGTTGTCATTTTGTTTTTCGTTTGAGTTTTGCTGCCATTGCAGATTCATACCATTTCACGGTCATTCGACCGCCGGTGTTGATTGCATCAATTGCATCTGATTTTTTTAGAACGTAATCGGTGGAAACGTAGGAGATATTGTTTGTGATCTTTCCAATCGGGTTCCATTGAGAGGCGATGAGCTGCGCGGATCCACCGCTTTTGAACTTGTGGGCGTATCCAGCGACGTTCTTGCCGATAGTCATGCGTGAACCTTTACGCTGTTTTGCAGCAATAGCTAAAGCAGATCCGATCCATGCACCTTTTGCTTTGCCTGCGTTCTTAAAGCGGATGCGCAGCGCCCTTGTCATTACTGCGCTCGATGCAATAGCTTTTTCGTTTCGCTTCATCGTAGGCACGCGATTACGCTTGCTCGTCTGCTTGCGGTCGATAAATGCGTTGATTTCCTCAGGTGTTTTTAGAATGCGATCCGGCGTAAATGTCACAAGCTGACCGTTGATGACGAGTCCAGAAAGTTTACCACTTGCGACACCATTGACGTATGTTCCCTTCGAAACACTATAAACTGCCCTGTTTGCATCCTTTTTTATAGATTCCTCCTGCTTTTTTTTGGCTTCTGTGCCATCTCCCCAAGCTTGAGTGCTTTCGACTAGGCTGCGGCATGTAGCTACACCCCATCGGCAAATAGCAGCTTCATTCGACTCACCAAAATCTTTAGCCATCGACATAATTTGGCGCTCCAGCCCATTGATATCTATGTCCGGTTTAATCATGCCGATTTGTTCGTTGATACCAGACCCACCGTGACAAAAAATGCGCCTTTGCTGATTGATGATACGCGCCAGGTATCGCCACGGCCTGCGGCTGCTTTGCCGAGGTAGCTGGCTACCGATGCGGTGTAGGCGGTGGAGAATGTAGCTGTTTGAACGACGAAATCCAACATTGCGTCCCGCTCAAATCCACCTTCTTCATAATCCCGCGAATGCCTGGCTTCTGAATAAGTCCCGCTGATGGCTGTGCCACCTGCAATGGATAGCGTCTCCGCGCCAATCACGGTTCTCGCAATAGGTGATACGGTATCAATGAAATCGCTCAAAATAGACATGAACTAGGTTTTTCTTAATTGTGGCGAAAGTCAAAGCTCGGGAGCCGCGGTCGTGGCCGCGTCGTGAATGTAAGTGTGCAAGACCTTGTTGATGTGATGCCCAGTCTTGATCCGCTTTCTAGCTTGCTGGCTCCAGATGATGTCCTCGCCGTAATTGCTGAACCCAAAGACGCATCCCTTGACCTTCTGGCGATTCCAAGCACAAACGTGCCACGGTCCGCGAAAGGTAATGCCACCCGGGTTGAACTGGCCGTCTTGGTTTTTGATGCCAAAATGCACCTCACTTTTCAGCCCGTTGTAAATTGCTTTCTGATTGAACGTGATGACATCCGCTTTTATTTCAATGGCTTTCAATAACTCAGAAACGTAGTTATGAGAAACGTCATCATCGTCGTCACAAAACGCGATGTATTCGCCATTGGCAATATCAACCAAAGATTGCCGCTTCTCTCCGATGCTGCGCTTGCGGTTGTCGCTCAAGATCAGATGCTCAACTGGTAAATCACCGATCTGCTTTGCCAGTTTTTCGCTTAGAGCCTTCAGTTGGCTTTCCCTGCTTGGAATCGTCGGTGTCAGTATGCTTAATTTCATCAGTTTTATTTTCTTTATTTTTCCAAAGTGGGCATTCATCCCACGCTTTACGGTTTTTCACTCTGTTCCAGCTGCCTTTGTGACTCATGGTTTTTGATTTTGTTTGATCCAGCATCTGCCGATGATGGTGTATTTGATGCCTAGTGACTCCAATGCTTTTTGAACTCCTTCTGAGTCGGCATCATGCCCACCGATAAAGCCGCCATCTTTGACCTTTGGCAGCCATGCCTCGATGTCGCGCTTGGCGCTGGCGTAATCATGCGCTGCATCGATGAAAACGCCGTCAAGAGCATCGTCAGCGAATTGTGCCGCTGATCCTGCGCTGTCTCCCTCGATAATTGAAATCTCACGAGAACCTCGGTTGTTTTTGAACTCCTCCAATACATCGACCCTGCCGGTTTCGTCGTCGCCTTTGAAGGTATCGACGACATGAAACTTGATCTGCTTGTTGATGTCCTCCATGCGGTCTGCAAGATAGACCGCGCTTTTGCCCTTCCAAGCTCCGACCTCGACGAACTGCCCGCATTCTGGAATTGTTTTTGCGACGTAATCATAGACATCTCGGAAGTCGAACCATCCGTGAATGTCTGTCGATATCGGCGACCCTGAAACCAAGCGATTGAAGATGCCCTGACCTGTCAGATAATAAAATCCATCATTGCTGCGCTCGTATGTCTGATCTGATTTAGCTTTGCCAAATGCTGGGTGGACGTGTTCAAAAACAATATCTTCCTTGGCATCGATGATGACGCCGTCCTGCGCGGCCTTGTAAGAAAACCAATTATCCGAGAACATTGAGAAAAACTCTGGGTGGAAGAAATACCCCTGCTCGATGTATCGCGCCCGGGTAATGATTGCCATGCAAAGCAAATCGTCTTTTCGGAATCCGTCGGAAATGGCTAGAACTTTTGATTCCGATGTGTCGCCGATGGCACGAATGATTTCCTGATCCCATCCTTGGAATGGTTTCCAATCATCGCTTAACTGAATCAATATATCTCCAGAACATGATTTTGCCGCTGCGTTCCACGCTCCTACGCATCCTGAATTGTGCGTGTTGATCACGCACCTGGCATTTGCAAGCGGGTATGATTCGAAATCATCAATGTCGATTGCAAAGATATGCTCGATGGCATCTGGATTTGTTGCGGATCGTAACCATTCCATCCTTGCTCGCCAGGCTTGGGCCGGTCGTCCTCTGGTCGCGTGAAGTAGTGATATCTTAGCACCGTTCCGCAGGAAATGATTTGTCTCGATTGCGTCAGCTTCCTCTCTGCGGTTGTTTGCGCGTAGAGCCATGCCACGCAGCCCGACGCCGAGTGAGCCGTAATATGGACGGCGCAGGTTCCACGGCGGCTCTGACGATATCTCCAGACCCATCATTGCCTCGGTCCATCCAAGTGCTGAATCTGGATCTGATATGGTCGCAGCCAATCCGAGTTCTCCGTATGCTTCGCGGCGGCTTGGATCTGTTGCAAGCGCAGCCAGAAGCATTTGTTTTTTGGTTTCCTCATCTTCAGCGAGTCGAGCGAGTTGGAAATATGCTTCATAAAGCTCATTCTTGCCGACTCCTTCGGATTGCACAAACTCAAGAGCTGCTTGGATCGCTTCATCATTGCGGTCTAGTGCGATCAAGCTCTGGAATGTATGAAATTTTTGTGAGATGGTTTGTTCTGTTACTGGAATCGAATTCAGTATCCGTAGGTTGCGCTCGTCCCTCGATGCGCTGCGTTTTTCGCTGGCATGGACGATCTCGGCGCCATCGAATCGCATGTGCTTGGTGCCTTCCTCAAATTTTAAGCATTCGTGAATTGGATGCTCCCACCTGGCTGAACCTTTGCGCCATATTCTTTCGCGCCAGTTGATGATGTTATCTTCTGGCACGACGTAGCGCATCAAGACGCCATGAACGTCTTTGTCATCAATATCAGCAATCAACTGCCTGATCTGATCTCCCGAATCCTTGGTCATGATGTCATCGGTGTCGGCCCACATGAGCCAATCACCGGTGGCAAGATCAAGTGCTACATTACGCGCTGCTCCGAAATCATCTACGTGATTCCAATAGCCCATTTTGTTGAAATATTCTCCAACTTTGCATCCTCTGCTTATAGCAATATCCAAAGTGCCATCTGGATCCTGATTGCCGATTGCTCGGATGATAATAACTTCATCGAAGAATGGTTGGAAGTTGTTTAAAAAACGCTCGATGTAGTTCTCGGCGTTGCCCGTAATGACGCAAAGTGATAATTTCATGCGCCCAAGAAATAGGCGATTAACTTTTCTTAGTCAAAAGAAAAACGCCGCCCTTTTTTACGGGGCGACGTTTTGAACTACAAACTACACCAGAGAATTATGGTTTCGTGCCGAATGCAAGGCCGAGGGTGAGACCAGTTGCAGTTCCGTAGAGGCACTCGAAAGCACCGAACATTTGACCAGTTGCTTGGTCGAAGCTGCGGCGATATCCCATGACGATGCCGGATGGATCGGCGGCACGCTCAACTGCGAGATACTCAGTGCCTGCTTGCGGCTCAAGATAACGCATTGCAATGCTGATTGCATCTGGGTGAGCTGCGAAGCAAACAAGCGAAGTTGCAGCGGTTGGAAGAATGTTGGTTTCGTAAGTTGGGAAACCGACGAGTTGACCGAGTTGACCTTGACGAGCGGCTTGGTTATCGCCGATTGCGTAGGCTTGAAGCACGTTGGTGCTGCCAAGAAGTGATGCACCGACAACAGTGTTGTGGATGAACGAGCAAACGCCAGGATCGACATCAACATTGCGGCCAGCAAGCACGGCGCGAAGTGCGATCAGTTGAGCCAGACCGTAGTTAGCCTCACTGGTCGTCACCGAAGCGGATCCGAAGTTGGTGGTGGTGATCAATTTCCAGATGTTTTCCAGAACTTTTTGACCAAGTGCGCGGCCAGCTTGCATTGCGAGTTCGTCAAAACGTGCGCCAGAGCTGTTTGCGTTTTGAAGGTCGGTGATGTCGAAGGTGACGATGTTGTGCTGATTGAGGTTGACCGTGTTGTGAGTAACTGCGCCGCCACCAGTTTGATAGTTGGCGGTACTTGAGTTGAAAGTCGTTGCAGTCAAAGCGGAGATGAAAGGAACCACGATGGCATCACCTTTGCCTCTTGCGGAATCGTCAAGAGAACGGGAAAATGCACGAAGTGGGGCGAGCTTTGCGGTGAAGGCTTTGAGAGCCTCTTGTGCAAAGATGGTATCGTTGAATGAAATGGTAGCCATTTGATTTAGTTATTTAGAGATTTGTGAACGGATTTCAGCAGAGTGCGCGGCGTAGTATTCGCTGCGCTCTTTGCCTGTAAGTGATTGGAGAATTTGAAGATGGTTTTTAGTTTCTTCGATTGGTGAGTTTGAACCCAGATCTAGCGGCTCGCCGTGTCCCATCGCT